AAGCTGTCTGGCACGCGAAGCAGGACGAGGTTCCTGGCGAGCCGCTCGCGGAAGGCTTCCCCCATCGGTCGCGACTCGCATCCGCCGGCTACAGCACCGTCGAGGACCTCGACGGTGCGACGGTCAAAGAACTTCAACAAGCAGGCCTCTCACGACGAGAGGCCACCGCGGTCCTCGCCGCGCTGGGTCAATAAAAGGACTGCATTATGAGCTACTTCTCCCAAGCGAAGGGTGAGTTTCAGGACGTCGAGGACGTCGTCGTTCTCGATACGGTCACGTACACGACGGCGGGCGCGAAGAACGGCACGCCAATCGAGGTCGGAGAGCGAACCGTTGCATGTCTCGAACTCGTGTGCACGGCACTGACCGCGTCGGACACACTCGACGCGAAGATCCAGACGTCCAAGGACGGCTCTGGTTCGGGCCTCGGCGCGTGGCGTGACGTTGCGTCCTTCACGCAGATTACCGCCACGTCCGGAAGTGAGCGCAAGTCGTTCGCTGGTCTCGACCGCTACATCCGCGCCGTCGTCACTCCGACGGACGCTGGCGGCGGCGGCATCTCTGCCACGCTCAGCATCAAGGGCGAATTGAAGTGATCGAACTGCATCCGTCCGGCGCCGAGACGGCGAGTGGCGTCGGTACGCCAATCGATCTCGGGCCGACAGATCGGCTGCTTCGGATCACGCTCACAGTTAACTCTCTCGTCGGTACCCTCGCCATTGTCGTCGAGTCCAGTGCGTCAAGCTCTGGGCCGTGGCGGCAGTGCGGTGACGCGACGAGCGACACCATCTCTGCGACCGTCGCCTACGATCGGTGGGTCCGCCTTCGGTGGACTGGCACCGCGCAAACATCACCGTCCGCAGCATTTGAGTCGACGTTTGCCGTTACGGCTGACGTCGACCGATGCTACGCAAACTTTGACGATCTCTACCTCCATGGCCGTCCTGAGAAGGCGCTGAGTGATGTCTCCACGACGGAGCGAGCGATCGCTCTCGCTACGGCCTCAACGAAGGCGGACGGGAAGCTGGGGCTCCGCTACGACCTGCCGCTCACGGCCTGGGGCAGCGACCTGCGTGAGGTCGTCGCCAAGATTGCCGGGTACGACCTGCTCTCGTTCCAGGGATTCAACCCAGACGGACAGGATGCCAATATCCGCACACGCCACAACGATGCTACGAGCTGGCTCCGCGAAGTCGCAGACTCGATGATTGAGCCACTTGGCATCGTGGACTCCACGCCCGAAGTTGAAGACGACGGGATCGCAGTGGTCTCCTATCCAAGTCGAGGCTGGCGATGAAGCTCACCGGCGACTTCGCAAAGCTCGCGGATCTCCAGAAGCGGCTAGCAAGAATCCCGACCCCGGAAACCCGAACCGAACTCGCTCGAGTCGTCGGTGAGGCGGCGCGAACACAGCTCACACTCGGGTTCCGAAACAGCGTCGACCCCTACGGCGTGCCTTGGCTGCCGCTCAAGCACCGCAGGGGCAAGCCGCTCCTCGACACTGGCCGCCTTCGCAGCTCGTACACATACACCCCGAGCCCAACAGGTGTCCGGATTGGGACCAACGTCCAATACGCCAAGTTCCACCAGTACGGGACGAACGGACTACGGAAAGCGTACAGCCGAAACCAGGCAGTGAAAGACAACCTGTTTTGGTCTCACGCGAAGGCGGGCAAGCAGAAGCGCGGAGCCGTCTCGTTCCGACGCCTCAACTACGCCGCCGGCAGCGGGAAGATCCCCGCTCGGATGATGCTCCCTATCAAGGAGCGAGGGCTTGGGAAGTGGCAAGAGCCCATGGTCCAAGCGGCGAAGCGATTCATCGTTCGACAGCTCCGAGGTTAGGGAATGGCAGGACTCGCAGCACTCCTCCAAGACGCGGAGGAGTTGCTTCGCGTCGCCTACCCGAAGCTGCAGACGAGCTTCCACGAGAACACGCTCGACCGACAGAGCAGTCCGCCGCGCATCGTCTGGATCATCCCCGGGGCGCAGCATTCGCCAGCGCAAAAGGTTGGCCGGCCACGCTCGCTCCTTACCCGCGACGTTTCGGTTGTCGCCCACGTCTGGGGGACCGACCTCGCGGAACTCGAGGCGCTCGTCGAAGACACCATCGGCGCAATCCACCGATTGACGTACGGGAGCGTGGTCTTCGGCGGAGAAGAGTGGCCTCCAGTCGATGACGCCCATCGCGGCATTTCCGCCTTCTTGAGGTTCACGGTGTCGGGCCCAGTGCTCGAGCGCCGATTCAAGGTCGCCAATCGGGCGGCCGACCAAAACGTAACGCGCGCGACCGTCACAACGCTCGACGCCGACACATCTACATCCGCTTCCGGCGACGGAGCGATCGATTGGAAAGAGCCATGACCGAGCAGGAATCCGTAGCAGCCACCGAGGCGGCAAGCGACGAGAGCGCGCCGGGGCCAGCGTTTGAAACTGAAGTTGCCGAGTCGCTTGCTGCGGCTGCATCGGTACCATCAAGTGCCGATTCTGATGGCCGCAAGCCCGTCGAGTCCTGGGCCATCGAACTCAAGACACCGGACTGGCTCTTCGCCGCCGCGAAGATGCTCGCCCAATGGCCGCGCGGACGAGAGTTGACCAAGGCCGAGTACCAGTCCGCAGTTGCTGCGGTCGACCAAGTGATCTGCCGCTGAGGAGTTGACCAATGGCAATCTCAAAGATCACGCAGACGATCCAAGATGGCGCCCTCGGGCTCACCGCGGGCAGCGGCCTCGACCAGCACATCAAGGTCGGCGTCGCATCGAGCGGCACGGCCAATGTGCTCAAGTGGCACACCGACCCGCAAGCGGTGAAGACGGAGTTCGGTACCGGCCCGGTCGTAGATGCTGCCGTATACCACCTTGAGACTGCAGGCGGCACGGTCGGTGTGATGCGAATCACGTCCTCTGTCGCCGGCGCCGCCGGTTCGGTCACAACCACTCGCGGCGGGGGTGGTACTTCCACCGGGACCATGGCCGTTACTGGGACGCCGCTGGACGGGTATGCGGTAATCGCAAAATTCACTCGCGGCGCGACGAACCTCGCGGCGAACCTAGCCTCGTTCGTCTACTCACTTGACGGAGGCGATACCTGGTCGGACGAGACGGCGCTGCCCACGAACGGTGTCTATGCGATACCGAACACCGGGCTAACGATGACATGGACGGACGGCGAGACCGGAACGTCCTACGCCGTAGACGACACATTCTCTTTTGACTGTGTGGCCCCAGGCTACTCGGCCACGAACGTCGGCGATGCGCTCGATGCCATCCGAGCGAACGCTACGGCGAAGTTCCGGTTTATTCACCTCGTCGGCGCTGCTTCGAGCGGTTCTGGCTCAGCTACGATCGCCGCCACGGTTGCCACCAAGATGGCCGCCGAGGAGACCAACTACCGGTACACGTACTGCTGGCTCGAAGCCGCGGACGACACCGATGGGAACCTCATCACTGCGTTCGCCAGCTTCGTTTCGGCACGCGTGAACGTCGTCGCTGGATACTGCGAGCTGAGTGCTAACGGTCGAATCATGAAGCGTTCTGCGGCATGGCCTGCCGCTGCGCGACGCATGCAGCAAACGCCGCAGCGTGACCTCGCGCGTACGGCTCCAGACACCCAGGGTGGCGCGCTCGTTGGCATCACGAAGCTCTATCGCGACGAGTACCTGACGCCAGGCCTCGATGCAGCGCGCTTCACAACGCTCCGTACATACCCCGGCCAGCCTGGCTTCTACGTTGGCAATGGTCGTCTGATGTACGGGCCCGGCAGCGACTTCCAAAAGCTCCAGTACCGCGAGCTGATGGATGTCGCCTGCGCGACCAACTACGAGGCCATGTTCCCGTACATCGGGTCAGATGACCTCGTTGTCGACGAAGAGACCGGCTTTATCGACGAGGTCTCGGCTCGCGCGATCGAGGCGAAGGTGAACGGTAGGCACAAGGCCGTGCTCCGTGACACAAACTGGGTCTCCGCCGTCCGGACCACGATCGCCCGCGACAACAACATCCTCTCGACGTCGACACTGAAGACGCGAGTGCGCATTACCCCCAAGGGTTACGCCTCGGACATCGAGAGCGAGATCGGCTTCTACAACCCCGCGCTCGCGGCGGCCTGACGACGGCCTGAACTAGCAACCTGCTCGTCCCTGCCACCCTCGATGGTGAGCGGGGCGAGCGCGCTTTGTCCGCCTGACGGAGGCGGTGGAGAACGCCATGGCTAAGAGCCCGTTCATCAACGGCAACCGGTTCGGCTGGGCAAGCATCTCGCTCGGCCTCGACGGGAACGACTTCACAGATTTCACCGCGATCTCCTACACGGCCTCTCAGGAAGTCGGAAAGGTTCGCGGCAAGGGGCATCGCAAGCGCGGTCGCACCAAGGGCGAGAGCGACAGCGAAGGCAGCTTTACGCTCCTCAAGGCGGAAGCTGACCTACTCATCCAGGCGCTTGGCCCTGGCTTCATGACCGGTAAACGCGACTTTCCGATCACCGTCTCTTACTCGGAGACCGGCGAGAGCCAGGTCATCACCGACGAACTGATCGACTGCCGCGTGACCAGTATCGAAAACTCACGCGAGCCGGGCACCGACGCTGCGGCCGTTACGTTCAACATCGACATCGGCCAGGTGATCCTGAACGGCGTCGACCCGCAGGAGTGACATGTTCGAAGCACCGAGTGAAGATCAGCTCGCCGAACTGAAGGCGAAGCACGGCAACGATATGCGCGTCGTCGAGGTCGAGGACATGACCTTCGTGCTCGCGTTGCCGGATGACGACAAGAAGGTGGCTACGGAGTTCAAACGCTTCGTCGACCTGTACGACAGCGGCAAGAAGAAGGAGGCGTTCGGCTCCCTCTTCCCGGCGTACTGCGTGTACCCCGAGAAGGAAGTGGTCGAGCGCGTCCTGCGCCGCCGACCTGGCTTTCAGTTGGTGCTTGGGCAGTGTGCCGCTGAACTCCTGGGAGTGCAGGCTACCTCCGTAAAAAAAGGCTAGAGCGAGCAAAGGCAGACGCAATGGAAGGTGCATACTGCCTGCTCGCATACGAACGTGGCGAAGAGTCCACGCGTGGCATCGCTGGCGCATTGCTAATGATCGAGCTGCTCGACACCGTGCGCGCATGGCGAGAAGCCAACACGAAGAAGAGGTAGCGCATGGCGGACGAGAAGCTCGATTGGGAGCTGAAGTTCGACGACCTCATGTCGGGTCCGCTCGGAAAGATCAACGAGCGGCTGGACGCATTCGACCGTGCTCTCGGCAAGATCAAGGACAGCGATTTCGACAAGGCTCTCGGCAATAAGGCGAAGAGCGCAGAGGACAAGGTCGCTCAAGCGCTCGGTGGAGCGAAGGCTAAGCTGCTCGACGCCAAGGCGGACTTCGCCAAGGCATGGCAGGCGCTTCTCGAGACGCCTCTCGCAAAGCGAGCGGGCGGTCTCGCGTCGCGTGCCGGTGATTGGATGCGCAATGCCTTCTCAAGCATTCGCGGGAGGGCAGGCTCAGCGTTCGACTTCCTTGGCGGTGTCGGCAGCTCCATCTCGGCGAAGGTCGCGCCCATCCTTGGGAAGGCTAAAGCAGCCATTGCTCCCGTCCTCTCGCGTGTCGGCGGCCTATTCGCGCCACTGGCGACCCGTGCACAGGCTGCCTGGTCGAAGATGAGCGCAGGGCTCGCTGGATTCGGGCGCAGCGCGATGACCGTGTTGGGACCGCTGGGCTCGGGCTTCGCGAAGCTGCTCGGATCCGTGGGCAGCCTCGGAAGCGCGATCGGATCGAAGCTTGGCCCCGGACTCGCTGCACTAGGCAAGCTCGGGATGGGCGCCGCCGGCGTACTCGCCGCTGCGGCGGCGGCAATGGGCACTGCTGCAGGAGCTATCGCCCTGGCTGCTGGCAAGTGGGCAATGAGCGGCCTGCAGTTCAAAGAGGACACGCTCGTCTCGTTCAAGACCATGCTCGGTACGCAGGACGCGGCCGATCGAGTCTTCAAGCAAGCGACCAAGTTCGCCGCCACGACACCGTTCTCTAGCGAGGAGGTCGTTGGCGGTTTTCAGCGCTTCCTGACGGCTGGCTTCAAGGAAGACCAACTTGACACGCTCATGAAGGCCGTCGGCGACGTCGGCGCGAACATGGGCACCCAGAAAATGGATCAGGTCATCACTGCGATGAGCCAGATCAAGGCAAAAGGGAAGCTTCAGGGCGAGGAGATGATGCAGCTCGCCGAAGCTGGCGTCGGCCAGACGGCGGTGTTCGACGCCCTCGCAAAGACCCTCGGCATCTCGAAGGCCGAAGCTCAAGCAAGGGTAACTGGCGGAAGGGTGACTGGCGAGCAGGGGATTGCGGCCATCCTTGAGGCAATCAAGACGACGCAGTCTGGAGGCGCACTCGGCTCTGCGATGGAGGGCAAGTCCAAGACGATTACGGGCCTGCTCTCGGCGCTCATGGACATTCCGTCCACGCTGCTCTTCGAGTCCGACATGGACAAGGTGACGGAGCCGATCAAGAACGCTCTGAAGAGCGTCATTGACGCATTCAACGAGGGCGAGCCTCTCTTCAAGAAGGGCGTCGCCGCTTTTAACCGTATCGGCGCAGCGTGGGGGCGCGTCTTCGGGTCCCTCGGCGGGACCGACATTCAGGGCGTTCTCGGCAAGGGCATCGACATGGTCGAGCAGTTCTTCGTGGCGCTCGCACCGTTTGCCGAAGGCTTCTTCCCCGAAATGGTGAAGCAGCTTGGGCTGATCTTTGACGCCTTCACCCAAGGAGGAAAGGCCTCGCCTGCTGAACTTGCACAGATGGGGCAGAACCTCGCCAAGGTGCTCGGCCTCCTCGGCAGAGCAATCGCCTTCGTCCTCAACAGTGCCATGTTCCAACTTGAGAAGTGGGCGAAGTACGCCGATGTTGTCATGTCGCTGTTGCCAGGTAATGAGCAGGAAGACAGCAACTCCGAACTTCGAAATACGCTGGGGATGCCTAAGACCGAGATGGGGGCTTCAGCAGTCGCCACGAACGGTGGCGTAACGAACCACAACACCGCCTCGATCGGTCAAATCGTCGTGCAAGTCTCGCCCGATGAGGCGGACGCAGGCGCGCGCATTGCGACTGGCATCCAAAGCGGTGGCCTGCTCGATCAGTTCACGCGCTTCGCGACGGAGATGGCCGGATGAGCGTCGTTAGCCCGTACGAGGATGCTGCTGCGTGGGACGCGGTGCAAATCGTTGTCAGTCGCAACGGTAAGTCCAACGTCTACAGCTGGGCAGAGCTGCCCGTTGACTTCGATGGCGACGTCACTAACGAATGGGACGTCAAGAAGGCCAAGGGAGCCGACGGCGCGAAGGCCACGGACAATGGCTACACCCCGTCGCAGTTCTCGATGCGGTGGCTGCTGCACAAGCCTGAGCACTTCAAAGTGTACGAGGCCTTCGTCGCGGACGCGAAACCGAGGCCTGGCAAGGAGCCGAAGCCGACGCTCGTGATCGTCCACCCACTGCTGCAGATGTACAACCTAACGATCTGCAACCTCGAGAAGATCCATTTCCTCGACGCAAAGGAAGTAGA